ACTATTTGTATTAGTATTATTTGAATTTGTACTATTTGTATTAGTATTATTTGAATTTGTACTATTTGTATTAGTATTATTTGAATTTGTACTATTTGTATTAGTATTATTATTATTAGTATTAGTATTTGTATTATTTGAATTTGTATTAGTATTATTTGAATTAGTATTTGTATTATTTGAATTTGTACTATTTGAATTTGTATTAGTATTTGAATTTGTATTAGTATTTGTATTATTTGAATTTGTATTAGTATTTGAATTTGTATTAGTATTTGAATTTGTATTAGTATTTGAATTTGTATTAGTATTATTTTTATTCATTATTGACTCGTATAATAGATTTCTTTTATTTTTTTTTATTCTATTAATGAAATTGTACATATTGTATTTTATTAAAATTTATAATAAATACAAACTAAACTAATAAAATACACTAAACTAATAAAATAAAAAAGTAATAATATATAAGTAATGATTTCTTTACCTTCTTTAAGTTGTTGGATGAAATTTACGTACATAAATTTAGCATATATTATATATATATTAAGTATTTTTTACTATCAACAAGTAGCAACTATAAAAGCAAATTGGCCTTTATATCGTTGCAACCCAATGTATATGCCTTTAGCAGATGATGTTCAAAGCAATTTTGTCTATTGTATTCAAACAATGCAAACAAATTTCATGGGATATTTATTAGAACCATTAACATTTTTAACTGGTTCAATTACTAATAATATGTCTGGATTCTTGACTGAAATAAATTCAATTAGAGCAATGTTTGATAAAATCAGAACATTTATTTCTTCTATCATACAATCAGTTTTTGGAGTATTTTTAAATTTAATTATTGAATTTCAAAAAATTATAATATCAATTAAAGATCTTATGGGAAAAACAATTGGAATATTAGTTACAATTATGTATGTACTAGATGGAAGTATTAAAACAATGGAAAGCGCGTGGAATGGGCCAGCTGGACAAGCAGTACAGTCATTAGGTAAATGTTTTCATCCTTTTACAAAAGTAAAATTAATAAATAATACAAATGTTTTAATGAAAGATTTAAAATTAGGCGATGTTTTAGAAAATGGAAGTATAGTTGAGGCTACTATGCAGATTAACAACAAAGTTAATCCAGAATCATTATATGCTATACAAAGTAATGGAGACACTATATATGTAACTGGAACACATTTAGTTTTTGATAAACGCAAAAACCAATTTATTTATGTTGGAAATTACATTAAAGCTATAAAAACAAATATTAAAACAGATTATTTGTGCTGTTTAATTACAGACGATCACATTATACAAATAGGAAACGAAAAATTTTGGGATTGGGAGGATCATTTTATAAAGAATAAAATTAGATAGATTAAATAAATTAAATAAAAAACAGTTTTTGCAATAATTTTTGTTGAATATTATCCGTTTATTATATATGGAATTAAACACTAATAATAATATAAAAAAAAATATTGAAATTATTAATAAATTATATGGAAATCAAACATTATTTGAACAAAATGGTGGTTCTTTTTTATTATTTATTGTTCTTATGATTATATTTTGGGCAGTAAATGCTTATTGTTATATAAAAATACACATACAACCAATTAAAGATAATTGGGTAGAAGAGAGATGTAAGTTGTATAACATACCATTTGCTGGAATAATAAATAAACCAAATGACATGTCAATAACCGATTACACATCTAGTAATTTTAATTTTTGTATTCAAAATATATTAACAAGTATATCCGGCACTGCGTTAGAACCTCTAACATATGTGATAAGCCTTTTAAAAAATGTGTCAGATGATACTACTAACTCAATTAATGCAGTTAGAGGTATGTTTGATAAATCGAGAACTTTTTTTCAAAGTATATCTAGCGATATTATGGGTAGACTTATGAATATTATGATACCATTACAACAAATAATAGTTAGTGTAAAAGATTTTATTGCAAAAATACAAGGTGTAATGACTGGTTCGTTGTTTACATTATTAGGATCATATTATGCATTAAAATCATTAATGGGAGCAATACTTCAATTTATCATAACTATTTTAATAGTTATGGCAGTAATGATTGCCTTTTTTTGGATTATTCCATTCACTTGGGGCGCTGCTATATCATTGACAACTATTTTTATAGCTTTGTCCATTCCAATGATTGTTATTGTCGCTTTTATGATGGATGTTCTTAATGTTCAAACTAATTTATCAATTCCATCTTTACCTACACCAAGTATGAAATGCTTTGATAAAAATACATTAATACTTATGGAAAACGGATTCAAAAAAAGAATAATAGATATATCTGTTGGAGAGAAATTGTTTAATGGAAATGAAGTTATTGCAAAAATAGTAGTTGAAACAAAGGGTTCTACAATGTATTCATTAAACGGAGTTATAGTTTCAGATACACACTTAGTGAATCATTTAAATAAATGGATACGTGTATTTGAACATCCACGAGCCATAAAATTAGACTCATATTATGAACCATATTTGTATTGTTTAAATACTAGTAAAAAATATATTTTTATAAATGACATACTATTTTCGGATTGGGACGAAATGATAATTCATAGTAACAATGTATTTACTAAGCTAGTTAATGAAAATTTATGCGACGAAGGGTTTATAAACAATACTACTGTTAAACTGCAAAATAATATTATAAAAAAAATACAAGACATAAAAATAGGCGATAACTTAGATAACGGAGGAAAAGTATATGGCATAGTTGAATTAATTAAACAACCAAACAAAAATAGAATTTATAATCATTGTTTAGGGAAAAAATCAAATATTGAAAAAAAAGAATTAAAAATAGATGAATATTTAGACAAATCCATAGCAGAAAGTGAATTAAAATTATATCATTTATTAACAAATACGCCAACATTTGATGTAAATGGTACTAATTATTATAAATACAATGGTTGTATTGATTATCTCATTAAATAATTATATATCTACGATTAAATAAGACTAAGTCAAAAATATTATCTATTAAATATGTATAATATGAATATATCAATTTTTGGGCATAAAATTGAATTTGAATTACTAATTTTGGCTGGGGTTATTTATTTAATTTTAGTAGGACACACTGTATGTGGATGCTGTAATTTTCATAATATAATGGAAGGTTTAGATACAATGACTAAATCATTAAAATCTAATGATTCTAAAAAACCATTAGCATCAAGTGAAATACAACCATCTGTTTCAACCATAAATGTAGATAATACTTCAAATAAAAAAGAAGGATTTACACCAGCAAATACTAATTATGGAGAATCATCTAGATATAACCTAAATAGTGATAATCCAATAAATACCTCATCGTGGTTTATGCCAGATTTAGTTGTAAGTAATAATAAACCTTTATCAGTTGGAGTAAAAAATATATTAAATCGTCCATCCCAACCTATACCTTTGCCTAAAGATGAACTACTCATGTTTGCAAATACACAATTTAAACCAGAATGTTGTCCAAATACTTATTCAACTAGTACTGGTTGTGCATGTATGACAACTAATCAGTATAATTATTTAATAACAAGAGGAGGAAATAATGTTCCATATTCAGAATATTAATATATATAATAATACTAAAAAATTATATATTTAATATATATTAAATATATAATGGTAAAAACATTAAAAAACAAACATAATAAAATAAAAAATAAAACAAAAAAAATAATTTGTACAAGAACAATACAACCATTTGAAAAAGAATTTAAAAAAAAACACTTTAAGGATTTCAAAACTATAGATAAATTAAATAATTTTTTTATAAAAAAGTTGTATAGCCAATTTTTAAAAAGTGCTATTAAACCAGCAAATGATTATTATACATACGTAAATAATGTATGGTTAGATACAGTTACTCTTGATAAAAGTCAAAAATATATTGTTCAAGTAGATAATTTTAGATTAACCCAACATAAAGTTTATAAAGATTTACATAAAATTATAGTGGATTACATTAAAAATAATGATACTAAATTATCTAAAAATATGAAACATTATTACGATTCTGTAATTAAAAGGAATGAAATATCATATAGTAGATTAGTGTGTAAAGAAATATTAAATAAAATTGATGTAATGAGAGAAAATAAAAATAATTTATGGAAATTATTAGCATTTGTAAATAGTAATGAAATGATATCGCCATACGCACCATTATCTTGGTCATTAACTCCAGACGAGAAGTCCTCAAAGACGTATAGATGTAGTATAAATCCTTTTACATTTCCATTAACTGATTTAAGTGTTTATTATGATGATGGAACAGATGAAGTATACAAACAAAAATTTAAAAAAACATATATGTCACATTTAAACGAATTATTTAAAATTATATTTGGAAAACATCACGATTTTAATGTAAAAGATATATTTGATATTCAGTGTGATTTGTTTAATGCGTTTAGTTGTACTCCTCTACTAGACAAAAATACATCAACGTATAATAAAATTTATTTAAGCGAGGCTAAAGATAAATACGGATTTGATTGGGAAGAATTTTCAAAAGAATTAGGATTTAAAACCCCTCCGAACTTTTTTATTACATCTAATGTAAGTTATTTAAAATGTTGTACTGATTTACTTATTAAAAATTGGGATTCTGACAAATGGAGAACTTTTTGGATATGGATGTATGTAGTAAGATTGATAAGACTTACTAAACATTATGACAGTTTTATATATAATTTTTTAGGAAAATTTGAAAGAGGACAAGAAGAAATTGTTAAATCGCCGGAAGTAAGTGCTTCGTTGTATATGTCATTACCATTTAATCATTTTTTAAGTGTTGAATATTTGAAAAAATATAAAAACCCAGAACACACAGAGTATGTTAGAATAATGTGTAATGATTTAAAATTAGTATTTGAAACAATTATTAAAAAAAATACATGGTTAACTCCATCAACTAAAAAATATGCACTTTTAAAATTAAAGTATTTAACATTTATTATAGGAGAACCAGATAATATACCAAAAGATCCAGAAATAGATTATTCTGATAATCTATACGACAATTTATTAAAATTAATGACTTGGAGACATAAAATGTTTATTGATTTGGAGGGAGAAAACGTGTTAGATTTGCCATATATGGATTGGGTTAATTACCCAATTAAAATGAGTGGAAGCCAAGTATATATCGTAAATGCTTCATACACTCCAACCAAAAATTCAATATACATAAATCAAGGATATATCCAACCTCCATTTGTGAATACTACTATGGGAATTGAATATAATTTAGCTCTTATAGGATATACAATAAGTCATGAAATGTCACATTCTTTAGATGATTGGGGAAGTAAATATGACTATAAAGGTAATTTACATGACTGGTGGACAAAAGAGGACACCCATAAATTTAAACTTAAACAATTAGATGTTATAAAACAATATGAAGAATTTGCAAAGAGAGATGGAATACAATTTGATGCATCTATTGGTATAGGTGAAGATCTAGCAGATATATCTGCAATGGCTATCAGTAGTAATTATCTTAGAGATTATCAAGAATATATTAGTAATCCATATCCAGTAAGAGCAGATGGGTTAAAATTCTTTTATGTAATATTTGCTATGCAAGAAAGACAATACGTAAATAAAAAAGCATTGAGCGCACAATTAAAAACAAATCCACATCCACTTGATAAATATAGATGTAACGTACCTTTATCTAGAAATGTTATGTTTAGAGCATTGTATGGAGTTACAAAACAAGATGGTATGTGGTGGCATAATACAGACTCCATATGGTAATTTTTTTGTATTAACCCTCGCACATTAAAATCGGCACAAAATACCCATTAAAAATGAGTATTAATTTATTTTTATTAATTATAAAAAAAATTGAAATTGATTTATCTTACCCATTATTTATCATTTATATTGTATAATTATAACAAGATGACCGAACAAACCGCCGAAATTATTTTAACCCCCGCAGAAAAATTCTACCAGAATCATATTAAAAGAGTTTGCGCTTACCAAAAGGCAAACCCAGAAAAGATGCGAGAAAAGTGTAAGAAATGGAACGCCAAATTGAAGGAAGAACAACCAGAGAAATACAAGGAAGTATTAGAGAAGAAGCGCAAGTATTACATCGAAGTAAGGAAACCAAAATTAGACGCTTTAAAGGCGGAAAAGAAAAATGAAATAAAATGATATAAAATAAATTTTTATATTTATGTCATTTCTATAATAAAAATAGAAAAGCCCTAACTATATTTTGTACCATTTTAAATATTCAAAGGTATATATTTTATTTTTATATTGTTTCTTCGCAAATTTGACAGTATGATATATTTATACTTTTATCTGGGTCAATGTCAATAGTGTCTTCTGTATAAATATGGTTACAATTATTTTTTAAATGCTTATTTATATTGTTTATAATACTTTGTATCTCTCCTAATTTATGTTTGTATCCATTTATTTGTGAATAAATATATGGATAATTTTTATCATTTAATATACTGTTATAACAATCAATAATTGTAACTAAATTATATTTAATTCTTTCGTAATTATGTTTTAAAGATACATAATAACTAATATCCATAAGTTATTAGTTATTTTATTTTTATATATTATTAAATCATTTATGTTTAATTATACAAATATAATTTTTATTATAATACCCCAAATTAGCTTATTAAACCTAGAACATTAAACTATATAATTAAATATACAAACTATACAATGTGCTGATGTTTGATTTATCTCTCTTAATTAATTTATCAACTACTTCTTTTGTAATCGTAAATGGAAATGTAACTTTTAAAGACATATCTTCTTCAAATAAATTTGTATTTGGCTTCATTAATCTGTATAAATTTAATTTGGTATGAATTATTTCAAGACATCGTTTTAGATTACGAACACCATCTTCTTTATCACAATAATTATCTATTATATAATGTAATGATTCATCTTGAATAATAATTTCTTTATTAACAAATTTAATTTGTTCACATATTTTTGGCAATAAATAATTATTGCTAATAATTGTTTTTTGTTTTTGATTGTATCCTTTTGTTTGAATTCTATACATTCTATCTTTTAAAATTGGATTTACTTTAGTTTCGTCATTGTAACTAAAAATAAATAAACATTTGCTGAGGTCAAAATTGATTTCTGAAAAATATTTATCATGAAACTGAGAATTTTGAGAAGTATCAGTTAAATGTGTTAATATTCCAACTATTTCTTCGCCACGAGGGGTGTCACTAATTTTATCTAATTCATCAAAATATATTACTGGATTCATACATTTGCTGTCAATCAATATTTGCACAATTTTACCCCAAGTACTGCCTTCATACGTATACGAATGCCCTTCTAAGAAACTACTATCTGTAGCACCACCGAGCGCAATAAATGCAAATGGTCTATCTAATATTTTACTAATACCTTCTTTCACTAAACTTGTTTTACCAGTTCCCGGAGGTCCTTGAATAGCCATTGCAGTGCCAATTGCAGATGGATTTGTTATTAATTGTCCTAGCATTTGCATTATTTGCATTTTTGCATCATTTAATCCATACACTGCATTATCTAGTGTTTTTTGAGCATTTTCCATAAAATCGTGACATTTTTCAACACCATCTGTAATATTAATAGGCAGTGTATTATATTTACCAAATGGTATTTGCATAAAGGTGTCAACCCAATTTTTTACTTTATAAAATTCTCCACTGCTTGGGTCCATATATCTGAGCAAATTTATTTTTTTAATAGCTGCAGATTTAAATAATGATGGAATATCTGATTCAAGTAACGTTATTCTATATGGTTTTTCAATTCGTGTTATTTTATTTATTTCTCTCAATTCTTTGATAATTTTTTTTTGTTCATCAACTTCAAGTTTTTCGTAATACAAATAATCATTTGTTTCGTTTTTATTTTTTAATATTTTTCTAAATATTCTAAGGTTTCTCTCTTTATATTTTTGTTCTTTTCTTTTTTTCTTTAAATTTTCAGTCTTAATATCATTTTCACACATTTTAATACATTTTTGAATAGTTTTATTGCCGTTATTATTGGTGTATAACTCCTTTAACTTCATTAAAAACTCTTCTTTATTTTCAGAAACAACAGTTTGTTCAGATTTATCATTTAGTTCTTTTTTGTCATTTACCTCTTTTTTATCAGTTGTTTCACCTTTTACTTTTTTATTTGTTACTTTGTTTTTACTATTTTTACGTTTATTGTCTGGTTCAGAGTCAGATGATGAAATAGGCGCATCTTCATCTTC